GTTAATATTGCAAATAAAATAATGGATGAAGATTTTAGAGAATGGATATAGCGATTATAGTCCCCACTATAATCAATCCCGGCAGCTGAGTGCCTAACCTCCCAAAATAACTACAGTTTTTCGAATAGTATAACTATAATAGTAAACATACCACCAACTAAAGCGGTCATTGCATAACGCATATGATTTTTAATTTCTTTAATATCGTTTTCTATTCCTGAGATTTTTTGATGAGTTTGTTTTTGCATAATACGACAAAGTTTTTCGTGCGATTCTATTTTCTCTAGTGCTAAATCTTTTTTGGGCATTATGCCAGTCCTCTTGATCTTAGTTTAATTTGTTTCTCTTCTTCAGATAATAAAGCATTTTCAACTGGCGTCAATCCCTGATTCATGAACCCTGCTGCCGGTATAGCTGCAGTCTGAACCACTTGTTGATTAGGCATTGGTGTAGGTGGTAATGCTGATTGACCCTCTGGATCAGAGTCTGGTAAAAAATCTTCAAGTTCTAAGTCAAATTCATCAAATAAAGTTAGACTTTGCATAGCTGCATTCATCGCTCTCAATGTAGGTTCTGCTTCAAAGAATACGTTTGCAATACCTGCTCTCTGTGCAAGGTCTTGAAATCTTTCTTGTAGTCCTTCTGAAGGAAAGAATGGATCAAATACTCCAGCAGTAAGCTCGTTGTATTCAGATTTTAGATTTCTTTTATCAAATATTTCATATGTTTTAGTAGGTGATATTCCAATTGTTCTAGCATTATCAATTGTATTCAACATTTTCTTTCTTGCATTAAAGATTTGTTTATTAGCAATATAATATCTCTCGATAACATCTTGTGCAGTTTTCATTTCGGTAGGATCAATCTCACCTGTAAATAGTTTTCTAGAATCTGATATTGCTTTTTGATATTCAAATAGTTTAAATCCTAAAGATTTTTCTGGATCAACTTTAATTGGTCTAAACCCAAATATACCAGCAAGCTCCTTCGGCACTTCATATATCTCACCACCTTTTCCAGGTGCTCCTGTAAATCCTTTTATAGTTCTTTGAAAAGGTTGTGTTGTAGGCATCAAAGTTTTAGATAAGTGTTGCATGATAGTTGAAATCTTTTCTGGTTCAGGTGTTTGATCGTTATATAGTTGTCTACCTTCTCTTGTTCTTCCTTCTCTAAACCATATATCCATAAATGCTTCTGTATAAATAGACTCTGATATAAATGGTGATGCAGTCTGACCAGCAGCTTCTGCAATACCTTGAACAAAACCTTTCAATAAAACTTCTTCATCTTCTACACCTTCTTGAATACTTCTAAGTACAGTCTGAAAAGGTCTGGTTAAAGTGTCATATACATTATTCTGAGACCAGTTAATGTAATATAAATCATCTGTTTCAGGATCTCTTAGATATATTTTTTGTGAATCTTTTGCCCATGGTGCAACAAAGTCATTAGCAGCATCTGCTTCTTCATTAGATACACCAAACATTGCTTGCGATCCTTTTATTAATCCATAAGGTATTGCACCCATTGCAAGTGTAGTTCCAATTAATCTTTTCATAGCTAAACCTTTCATTGGATTTTTACTTGTGATAGGATTTATTTTACCTGTTAAAGGATCCTTCATATCTTTTATTATTTGTCTGAATATACCTGTACCTGTTCTAAATACTTCTGATGGCCAAGACATGAAGTTACCAAAAGGTGACATACGTGCCGCTCTTACAAACTCACCAACCTTTGCATAGTTTGGAATTGTATCTTGTACTATTGCAGCTACTTCTTTTTTAAGTGCATCATCAGATATTTTAACACCTGCTTTTTTATATGCATTACCTCTTTGTAATAACTGAGTTTCATATCCAATAATTTTCCAAATATCATCTTCAGCTACATACATATCTTGCATAAACTTTGCACCTTTTTTAATTCCTCTAGATGTTTTCTTACCTAAAGTATTAATCATAGGTTTTAAAATACTATCTGTTGCAATATTACCTTCTCCAAATCTAACATCTTTCATTAGATTTCTAAGATCACCAAGCCTTACGTTTGTATTAGTAATACCTAACTCTAAATATTCTCTATATCTTTCTTGTGATATAGGTTTTCTAGGTCCTCCTACTTGTACACTACCAAAAGCTCTGTTCATTGCTTTTCCAAATCCTGGTCCAACAGTTCCATTTGCAAGTGCGAATGCACTAGAACTCAAAAAGTTTCTTATGTGTGTAGGTATAGATAAAATTGTTTTTGCATATTGTGCACCTGCTTTAGGTGTCAGTAATAAGTTACGCCAAGCCCAAGAAAAAGTTTTACCTAAAGCACCTTGACCTTCAGCTTCACCTCTCATCCAGTTTTGAATATTACTTACGTTAGTAAAACCTTCAGCTATCTCTCTTGTTGTCCATGTGTTAGCTAATCTATTAATTAGTACACCATCTTTAAAATATTCTTTTACATAATCATCCATCGGTACAATATCTGCTTCAGGCCCAAAAGCTCTTTTTGCAATTAGTGGACTGCCATGAAAAAATCCTCTTTGACCTAATGGTGTATCTGATTTAGCTGCTGCTTTCATCGCATCATCAGTATCTAATATTTCATCAAACAATTGATTCTTTCTAGCAATAGTAGATAATCTATTCATACCTTCAAAGATAGAATGCCTTGCATCTTCAATCTCACCAAACAATTCTCTAAATACTTTTGATCCTTTACCTATAACTTGTATTTCTTTTTTACCACCGGGTAAATCTTTTGTTAAAGTTTGTGCAAATGTTTTTAAACCAGTTGCATCATCCGCAGCTTTAGATAAATTTTGATATGCAAAAGTAGGTAATGTATCTTTTCTAGGGTCCATCTTCCTAACTTGTTTTATAATATCATTAACCATACCTTCTGCTTCTAATTCAGTAATAGGGTTTTTATTTTTAGCTGCATATCTCATAAATAAAGCTTTAGCATTATTTATAGAATCTTGAGTTGGTTTATATTTAGAAAAGAAACCTGCTTCTGCATCTTCAAATATTTCAAATGTATTACCAATATAGTTTTTAACTCTATTGCCCATTATCTGTCTTAAATCTCTAGTGACACCGGTAGGTAAATCTACCTTAGCACCTGGACCAGCTGCAGTTATTTCTAATAAATCATTAAACTCTTTTCTAGTTTTAGTTAATACTTCTACAATATTATCAGCTACTGGGTTTCCTTTTTGTGCACCCATTCTTTTAGTAACTATTTTTCTAAGTTGATTTTTTAAATTAGAGTCTATAGGAGCAGTTAGATCTCCTTCAAATAAAGTATTATCTAATACTTTTAAAAATTCTTTTCTTTCTGCAACACTAGATGCATTAAAAAACTTTCTAAACTCTGGAAAAACTTTATCAACTTCAGTGTCTATACGAGCTACCATTTCTTCAGAAAAGTTTGTATCTCTCATTTGTCTTGCTTTTTGAGTTTGTTTAGATGCAGCGATTTCTCCAGGTTTAGTACCTCTAAATCTAAACACACTTGCTAATTTATCTAATCCTCTTTCTATTTTAGAACTACTGTAAGCTAATTCTTTTCCTCTTTTAGCTAATGTTTTTGCACCTGCTCCAACACCATAAATAAATGGTGTAAGTAATATTGATTCAGAACCAAACTTTAATCTGTTTGCTAATTTTCTTGTTGCATCTTCTGCTGGATCTTCTGAAATATCTCTATCTAGTTCTGTAGGACCTCCTTCAAATAAATCTCCAAACGTTCCTATTTTTTCTACATCAGCTACTAACGTTTCTCCAGCTGCACCACCTGCAACTATAGCTGCAAATCTTTGTTTACCAGATAAATCATTTAATTGTTTTACTTTAGCTGTACCTTTTTTAAGATTTTTACCTTTAAAGTTTACATACTTACCAGCTCTTTTTGCTTTCAAAGCTCTAGCTGCCATGGTTGCTGCTTTTGCACCAGCACCACCAGGTATACCTATTTGAATTAATGCTTCAGTTAATCTTCCAACCGCTCTCTGTTCTGCAATTTCTTCAAAAGGATTTAAGTCATCAAAAAATTGTTCAACTGCTGCTGCAGTATTTGTATCTCCACCTAAGTCAATTAACTCTGCACCCAATGATACAACACCTTCACCTACTTTAATCGCTCCAGATGCTAGACCTGCTGCAAATGCAGTAGCGCCACTTACTTCGTTATTATCTTCAGCTTCAGGTAATTCAATATCAGTTTCATCAATACCTGCTTTAACTAAGTCTTGTTTGTTTTGTTCTTGTGATTGTTTTTGTTTTTCTTTACCAGGTATAGATTTTTCTAAGACCAGTTTCCCTGTAATTGGATCTATGACTAGAGTAGCCATGTTTACTCCGTACCATCAACGTCTAATGGTTCTAAAGTTATTGGATTTAATTCTGTAAAACTACCGTCTGAGTTTCTTCTGTAAGCTTTTCCTTCACCAGGATCATATGTCAAACCTCCTATTGGAACTGCTCCAAAATCAGGTTCATACTTTTTACTTTTTTTACTATATTCATAACCTAATTCGTAATAAGGTTGATTTTTATGTTTTAATCTAAAGTCAGCTAAATTAGATGCACCTTGTTTAATTTGTGGAATATTTGAAGTAGAATATAAATCTGTTAAAACTTCAAACTGTGCTTCATCTGTTTGTGCTGCAAAAAAATCTTTATTAGATGCTTTTATTCTAGCTAGTTTTTCAGCTTGCTCAGATTCAATATCCATTACTTCACCTTCTAACGCTAATTTTTTTCTTAGTTGTCCTCTAGCAGATAAGTCTTTTAATAATTGAGCTGTGGGTGCTTTTGCAGCTGTAGCTATATCACCTAGTGTACTACCTGTAGATGGTTGAGACATTAAATTTAATCCACCTTGAATTAAAAATTGATTTAACGGACTAATACCTTGATCAGGATATTGTTCTGCAATTTTTTGAAGTCTTTCTGCAGTTGTTCCATCTTGAAAATTTTCTCTGTCTTCAATGTTAGACATGATACCATTCATGTTAGTAGAACCACCTCTAAACATTGGTCTTCTAAATACTCTACTCATTATTTTTTTAATGCTCCGTAAATACCGGCTAATGTAGAACCTGCTCCTAATAAAGATGATAATCCACTTGGATTAGGAGTTATCTCTTGAACAGATTTACCAGGGTAACCAGCTATTAAACTTGTAACTCCTGAACCATATTGTTGTGCAGCTGTTAATGGTTGATTTAAATTTTGTATATTTAATTGTTGTTGAGCAGCTAGTTCAGCTTGTTTTTGTTGTTGTAATGCACCACCCATCGTACTTAGTGCACCGATGTCTGCTCCTTGTAATGCAGGAACTTGTCCGGCTAAATTCATTTGTTGACCAAATTGTTGTGCAGCTAATTGATTAGCTTGTCCAAAACCTTGTGATAATAATTGTGCTTGTAGTGCAGCTCTATTTCTTGCAGATGCTGCTCCATATTCTGCTTCAGCTACACCCATTCTTGAACCACCAAAAGCTCCTGCTTGAATTGCGTTTTGAGCTATTCCCGGTATTCCTTTTTGTGCTTGTATATCAAACTCTTGTAAAGTTGCATCAATAACATCTTGTTGATAAGGAGACATGTAAGCTTGGTAAGCTTGTGGTCCAGTTGCTGCTTCTGCTGCTTGAATATAAGGTTGATAAGAACCAATACCTGCTTGTAATTTTTTTATTGCTTCTTGTTGTAACGGATCTTGTCCAGCTACAAATTGTGGTCCATATACTTTTGAAAGATCAGCGGCTTTATAATCACCTACTGCTGTTGATAAATCACCTAAATAAGTTTTACCCGCTGCTTCTATAAATTCTGGTGGTAATACTCTTGTTTCTGAAACTGCCATTATACTGTACCGCCTTTTTCTAATTTTTTCATCATATCGTACATACGTTGTGCACCTTTGTTGACATCACCGTCACCCATTCCTTTTACAGCATCAGCTGTAAATACAAATTCGTTATTTGATAACATTGCAGGAATGTCATCTGCCTTTTCTTTTACACCAACTGGAGGAATAAATCCACCTGTTTCTCGTAAATCTAGCTCAGTAATTCCAGCAGGATTTTGGTTTAAAGGTAGGTTCATGATGCCTGAAGCCTGAACCGCGTTTTCTTCTGGATTACCCATTGCAAAACCCATTCTACCACCATTAGCCATTTCAGGTTTTTCAAGTGATTTAGGTGCATCTATATACTGCATCATTTCATCTCTAATCATTCTTAAAACTTCATTTTCTTCAATACCATAATTTTCTGCTATCTCTGTTACTTTTTTAGGTAGATATTTTTCTCTAAAAAATTGATAACCTTTCATTGTACCATCTTCAGGTTCTCCAATTCCAGATCTACCTGGACCAAGCATGATTTTTGCTACTTCTGATATTTCTTTTTGAGGAGCATCATCTGGTATTGGATTAGAAGTAGTTGTATCTACCATCATAGAAGCAGAGGGTTGAACTATTTCTTTTGTTCCATTTTCATAACCCATTCTACCACCCATGTATGCGGGTTCTCTATATGTGTTTGCTGCAGTAGTGGTTCCTTTTACACTATTAAATAATTCATCTATTTCTATTACAGACATATTTTCTACCATGTCTCCATATCCTTTTTTAATTAAATATTCTTTTTTAGGATCTGTTCCATCATCATAACCTATTCTACCACCATTAGCTTTGTACTCAGTCATGTTAGCTTCTACAAATCTATTTACTTCTTGATCACTAGCACCTTGATTTAAGTTTCTATAATATTGTGCAAGATAACTTCTTAAAGCTTCAGGGTTTCTTTTTAACTCTTCTACTTGTTGATCTTCCATACCTGCAAATGCACCACCTAAAGCTAAAGCTCCTGTTATTTTTTTTGCAGTAGATAATCCACCTATAAAATCTTTACCCTTACTTAAAATACCTGTTAGTCCACCACCACTACCAAATAAAGAACTTAGTCCTCCAGGCATCAATGCATTAGCACCAAAACCTAATATAGCTGCTTTACCAATAGGTGATTTAACTATTTTTTTAACAGTCTTACCAATAGACTTTACTAGACTTCCTAGTCCATACATTTGTCTCGGCATTTGTCCTCTTGAAATTGGCATTACTCTGACGCTGCTCCTAATGGTGGCATTGCTGCTACTTTAATTTTTAATGATCTTGTTACATGTTCTTGTTGAGTAGCTGTTTCAGGATTAGCAATATCATCTTCTGCTTCTTTATCTGAATTGTACTCGTAATTAGTTTGTGTGTTTCTCAATACTACTTCTGTTTCACATTTAACAACTGGTACTTTTTTACCATTTATTATTGTGTAGTTTACTTCACCTTCTTCTTTAAATGCCATAATTTAATCCCTGTTTATTTCTAATATTGCACAAGTGCCTTCGAATATATTTGCTGAAGCAGCTTGCAGTTGTAATTTATCATTCTCTTCTAACACAATTGAGCCATCAGAGATAGACTTAGAATCTCCTGAGTTTACAGTATGTTCAGCAAATTGAAAAGCAGTTGTTACTGAATTATCATATAAAAATGCTTTTATTTCTGTGTTTCCACCACCAACATTAGCTGTGTGTATATTCTGTATTATAGCTCTAGAGTTAGAAGGCACAGTGTAGATATCTGTCACATCAGTAGTTGTTAAATCAAACTGTGCATTTTTATATATGTTAGCCATTAACTACTACTCCCCGAAGATTTAAACCAAGTAAATCTTTCCGTTTCTTGTTTTAAATCATTTAAAAATGTAGAGTTTAATTGTTCAACTATTATAGTGATAGCTCTATTAATTTGTTTCTGGTTAGAAAAGTCATACTCTTCTTTTGGTTCAGGTAATCTAACTACTACTTTAGCCATTATCTACGTCCATCTGGTTGTACATCTATTCTTAAAGTTCCAAAACGCCAAGACTCACTAACATCAGTATTTTCTATCTTAATGTTAACAAATCTTCCTCTGGCCCTAGTGTCCTTTTTATCAGTGCTAGCGTTAATTGTAAAGGGACTTAAAGATGTAACTGTATCTGATTGTTGAGGATAACGTTTAACTGCTAAAGTTACTTTTGCATTACCTTGTAAATCTTTAAAATCTGGTACAAATCTTCTCATAGCTAAAAACACTTCTCCTGAAATGGTTGGACCAGTTGATCTACCTTGTGCATTTTGTTGTTTTGCTTGTAAATCAAAATCAAATGATTTTATAAATGAAGTAACCGTTGTTGTACTACCATCAGGATTAACTTGATCAGTTCCTACTTCGTGTTCAAATAAAGTAGTCTGACCTAGACCATCTTCACCTACGATTATAGGAAAAGTACCAACAGCTGTACTATCAAATTTAGTTGCTGATGGCTTAGGGTATACACTAGCATCAATCCAAGATGTTCTAGCTTCGGTTCCAATATACCAAACACCACCTTTCATAGTTTCTCCATAATTAAATACAACATATTGATCATTATAATCAGAACCTTGTGAAGGATAATACCAAACGACTTCTGTATATAAATTATTTATTCCAGCATAAATCTGTTGACCTTTAGTTGTATCTGCTTGATCATAAACATAGTCTTCAACAGAACAAGGTAGAGATTTAACTGTACCATCAAACATAAAGAAACCATTATTAGACATCCAAAACGCAGCACCATCTATTTCTATTGCTGCATTTTTACCAATCAATCCACAGTTGGTTCCAACTTGTTCAAAACCAAATGTAAAAGGTGCACCAATAAATTTCATTGTATACAGTGCGTTATCTGTCCAAACTAGAATTGTTTCCTTTGCTTTTAATGAACCTACAATTTTAGTTCCGTCTTGCAATCTTTGTGTACCAGCGCTATTAATTGCTGTTGGTGTGTAATCATTTATATCTTCTTGGTCCGAGAATCTTATAAACATATCATCTTGAGTAGTTGTATCTCCAATAACTGTTTCAGTTCCTAAATGAATTAAGTGACGTGTTGTAGGTGAAACAAGAGTTATCCTAGTTGCTGTTGGGTTATTTGTTGTTTCGAACCCTGATGTAGTTGTTGATGCTCTTGTTGTTAATCTTGCAGCGTCTCCTGCATTCCATGTAAATGTTTTACTATTTGCAATCGTTGCAACTAATACTTCTCCAAAATTACTTAATGACCATAATCCAGGTTCCAAACTAACATCAGATGCTGATGCT